TAAAAAACGCGAACACGATAATGCGATGAGGCGTGGTGAGTTTGATAAAATAATGGCTGAGTTAGCCTCCAAGAAGGATGCTGAAATAGCCAAGCGTGATGATATTATTCGCGAGTTTAAAATAGAACAACCTTTAATCAATTTAGCAGCACAATACAAGTCAGTTAATCCTGAACAAGTAAAAGCATTGCTACGTGCTGGTGTTAGATTAAACGAAGATGGTGAAGTAGAAGTAATAGATAGCAAGACGCAACAAGTAAAATATCGCAATGACGGCAAACCTTACGACGTAGAAAGCTATGTCCGAGAGTTTTTAGATTCAAATCCGCATTTTGTTGCGGCGTCTCCAGCTACTACCAATACTCAAACCAATGTAGGTAAAATTAATACCAACACATTTGATTTAAAGAAATTAGATTTAACTCGTGCGGATCATCGCGAACAATATAAACAAGCCAAAAAAGCAGGCTTGATTTAACATTTAAAGGAAAATATAAATGGCAAATTCCGCTTATACATCCGGGTTTAATACAGACGCATTGTTTGTGCCCGCTTTAGCCGCTACCGTATTTGCTGCTCATGAAAGCAGTTTATACCTAGGTGGACAATTAATTCCTGTAGTTTCTGCACCCAATGGTGTTCTACAGGTTCCTGAATTAGCTGCTGTTAGTGCTACAAAACTAACCAGTGAAGCTAGCCCAGGCGTTGATTTAGATACCGTTCTAAGTGCTGACACTAAGAACACAATCGTTTGCAATTTGTATGCCGCGAGATCGGTTATACGGGACCTCGGAAATATTGATCCAACAGAGATCGGCCGTGTATTAGGTAATTCAGTTAGTGCTTCCTTTGACGCTGATGTTGCTACCGTTCTTGCTACATTAACAGCTGGCACAACTGGCGGTTCAACCGTTCTAGATGACATCTTCGGTGCTGTTGGCGCAATTCGTGCTGCCAAAGAAACCGGTATGTTATACGGTGTTGTTTCCGCTGACTTATATGGCACCGTTATGAGTGCTATTGGTTCCACAGCATATGCTGGCGGTGATATGTTCCAAGGTGCTGCATTACGCAGTGGCTTAATCGGTGCTATCGCTGGTGTTCCAATGTTTGTAACATCATATCTAAGCGAAGGTATTGCTATCTTCGGTCAAGATGCTATGCGTATTGGCATGCAGAAGAACGTTGATTTAGAAGTTGCTCGCCGTGCTGAAGCTGTTGGCTTTGACGTAGTTGCTTCCTTACATGCTGCTGTTGGTTTAATTGACGCAGGACGCGGTCGTTACTTAGATTATAGTGCTTAATTTGTAGGAGGTCTCAGCAATGTCATTTAACTACGATGGTGCGACATTTCTTAGTTTTGCTGGTTATACAGACGTGACTGCGCGAGACCAACGATTCTTTGAAGCAAACGAAGGCATAACATCTACTGATGTAAATGATTTACTTGCCAATGCTAGTGATAGAATATTGACTAAATTAAAAGCCACGGACTGGTGGATAAAATCACAATTAACATTAGATTCTAGTCTTAATGGTGATGTTCGCAATGTCCCAGCCGTAGATCCAGATAATATTCTAGCACGTGAACAGGACTTTAAGGATTTGAATGTATATTTTGTTATGGCAGAATATTTGTTACCACGTGTAGCAGATTGGAGCACAGAAGCAGATACTACTAAAATCAAATTTTATAAAGATCAGTTTGATGCATTGTTTAAGGAAATTATCGAAGATGGTAGTTGGTATGATTTCGATATTGATGGCACGATTGAACTTCAAGAGAAGATTCCAGTAAAGCTTAACCTTGTGAGAATAAGATGAGAACCCAACTATTAGTCTATTTGACTAACAACTTGACAGGCACAATAAAAACCAGTCAGGAGTTACCATTTAGTCAAAGTGGGCAAAGTCTTTATCTTAAAAATATGCGTAGGGTTTATGTAGATGAACCTTACACAGAACAAGGTAGTTTATTCAATACACTGGATGAACTTGATATTAATCAAACCGTTACAAGAATCCGTGCTTATCTCGCCACGGATGCAAAGAATCGTAACGCAGATTTAGACCAAGCAATGACTACAATGTCAAATGCATTAAAACAAGCAGATATAACAAACTCTTTTAGAAAGGAGTTTGACTATACCACAACTATAGATGAAGATAGAGTAGTTTATGAGTTTGAGTATAGATATTATACATTAGCATAAAGGAAACGCATATGTCATATATTAACGCAAGTTCCGCTGTTAATCGCGTAAAGTTGCTATTGATTCATCAAGATGATATGGCTGGAGCTACTCCTGTAGAAACAGATTTCATCAACGCTGCAAGCAATACAACCGGCGAAATATCAGCAGTAGAAAATGATGCGATTGTTGTTCCTGGTTTACAAGACGTAACCATCAACAATAGCACAGGATCATTCCGCTGGAAACAGCTTGACCAATCAGGTGAAAATGTTATTACAACTAACGCTACAAATAGTTTAAGTGGTAATTTCGTTTTAGATCCTAACACATTCTGGGGCACTGGCTCCGGCGGTGGCGCAGGTCAAGATGGTATTTTCAAACTATCCAATGATCGCGTGGCAGTAGCATTTTTAATTGCTCCAAGTGGTGTCACTGATGGACAAACAATCCTAATGGGTGTTGGTTACGTTAGTGCATTAGCTCCAACTGTTAGTGCAGATAGCCCAGTTTGGGTTAGCCCAATTACCGTTGAGGTAAATGGCGACTACTACAAAGCAGTTGCAGCAGTAGCAGCTTAATTTCGATCGAGAAATTATAAAAAGCGCACTTCGGTGCGCTTTTTTGTTGATAAATAATATAGTCCAAATAGGAGGACAGATATGTTATTTGATGAATTGACTGACGAGCAGTTATTACGCAGTATGGAAGCCGAAGCCGCGAAGGCATTAGCAGAGCTTAAATGCTTGCGTAGAGATAGCGAACAAATAGATGCCAGATTGAGGTTTCTATTAAGCGTTATACATAATTTAAAAGATAGGATGGATAGATAAGATGGCTATGAAACTTACGCAGTTAGCTGCGAAACCCCAATTAATAAAAATTACACTTGCTGATGCTCCAATCGTCGAGCGTTATGGTGACGAACTTGAATTCTTTGTTCATGATAGACAAAGTATTGAAGATTTTATTAAGATTGCTACAGCAAGTCAAAATGATCAAGGCATGATGATTAAAATGGTTAATGATCTTGTGCTTGATGAAAATGGTAAGAAAGTAATCAAAGACGGTGAAGCATTACCCAATGATGTCATGATGGCAGTAATAGGAGCAGTCATAGAACGTTTGGGAAAGTAACCGACGAGGAGATTCGCGAAGGATCTCCGGAATTAGGGATTATATTAATGGTAGATACGATAGCAGAACGATATGGAATGTTACCCAGTGAAGTAATGCATCGTGCTACTACATTCGATGTGTTTATTTGTGATGCTGCTGCTAGCTATAGACAAAGTGTAGAACGTGCAGCACGTGATCGAACACGCGATCCCCAATCATTTAGCCAAGATGAATTATTAAAGATTCTTAAGGAGACACGTGGCGAAAATAACACTTAATACTCGCGATGCATATACTATGTTTGATAAGTTAGCAGCAATGCCTAAAGACTTACCCAAAGAAATGCTCCAAGAATTTGTTAAGAATACACCTATCCGCAGTGGTAATGCACGTAAAAACACACGATTACGTCAAGATACTATCGTTGCCGATTATGCGTATTCACAACGATTAGAAGATGGTTATAGTAAACAAGCGCCACGTGGCATGATAGAACCAACAATAGAATGGCTTGAAGATGAAGTCAATCGGCGTATTAAAGGAATCAAATAATGGCAACTCCCATTAAAGCAACGTTAACTCTAGACACTAGTAATTATCGCGCTGGATTAAAACGAGCAACTGATGATACTAAAAGGTTTTCCGAACAAACTAAACAAAGTAATGCTACTGCTACTGCTGCATTTGATAGACTTAAAACAGCAATTGCCGGTATTGGCTTTGCCGCATTAATTAGACAAGTTCAAACATTTAGTAATGCAGTAGATGGTATGGCGCGATTTACTGGCACCAGCGTAGGAACTATATTAGGATTACAACAAGCATTTGTAGGCGCAGGTGGCACAGCAGATAGAGCACGTGATGCTATTTCCGATTTAACTAAGAATCTTGGTGAAGCACAATTAGGCAGTAAAGAACTTACTGCATCATTTGCTAAAGTCAATATCAGTATGACTCAATTACAGACTTTAAGCAAACAAGATATTCTCAAGAAAACTATTGAAGGATTATTAGCTATACCAGATGAAGCACAACGCACAGCAGTTGGCTTTAAATTAATGGGCGAAAGTATTAAAGGTATTGACTTAGCTAAATTAAACGCAGATTTAGAAAAGAATATTGCTATCAATAGCAAATATAGTGGTGCTGTTTCTACTGCTGGTGCAGCTGGTGCTAATCTAAGTGTTCATTTAGAAAGATTAACGGTTGCGTTAGCCCAAGTTACAGAACCATTGAATAAATTAGTAGCTGCCATGGATGTATCAGTTGAAACTATAGTTAGTGTTATTAAGATTATAGGTTTGGTAACAGCGGCATGGTTTACATTTGCAAAAGTTATACCTCAAGTTCGAACCGTATTAAACACAATTGATAAGCCATTGAGAGGAAGTGGTGGTTTATTAGCCTTGTTATGGGAGCAACTCAAACAAACTGGTAGAGAATTCTTAAGCTTTATTAAAGGTATGGCAAGAGCAGCAGGTGTCATGGATAATGTTAAAAGTAGTGCGTTTAGTTTTGCCGCCGGTCTTGCAGGATTAGGTAGAGCATTATTAAGAATTGGAGGATGGCTAGGTATTGCATATGCCGCTTTTGAAGCACTTGATTTAATCATTAGAAAGTTAACCGGAACTGATATTAGCGGATGGTTTACTCGTGGTGTTGCTGCAATTGGTGATTGGATAGCAAACACATTCCCACAAGTTATAGCAGCATTTGACAAATTAAAGAGCTATTTCAATATTGGTAATACTTTAGATACTAGCGAAAGTGCCAATGAAATGGATCGCTTGATAAAGAAATCGCGAGAATTAGAAGTAGCACAAAAAGCAACTCAAGACGCTGCAAAGGCATTAGCTGGTGAATTGAAAGCAATGAATGAAGGCTTTGCTTCTGCCAATGAACAATTAAGTTTACAATCTGAAGCATATGCTGAGAATTTAAGATTCCAAACTAGTCTTGTAGGTGTAAGTTCTGATTTAGCGGATCGTCAAACAAAATTACGCGAAGCTACTAAAGCATATACCGATGAAATTATAAAACAACGAGCAGCAATTTCACAAATACAAGCACAAGCAGATCAACCTGGCGCAACGGATGCAGAAAAGGCTAATGCTCGCGCAAAGATTGATGTAATAAATCAACAAATAGCAAAATTATATGAATTAGGCAACATTGCTGCGGGTAATGCTGATAAAGAAATAAGCCAATTGCAAGCAAAACAACGAGCAAATAGAGAATTAATAGCAACAATACAAACATATACAGAATTAGAAAATGCACGTGCATCAGCATTTGGTTTTAGTTTAACCGCACTTGAGAAATACAACCAATTGGTTAGAAGTCCAGAAGGATTAAATTTAACTGCTAAAGAAGTTGCAATATTAGGTGACAGAGCACTAGCAATTGATAAAATCAATGCTGCTGCACTAAAAGAAAATCTATTGGGCGAACGTGCCGCACAATTAAGTGAACTAAAATCCAGTTTATTAGGTGTTGAGACATCAGCACTACAAAAACTAGAAGAAGAAAAATCACGCAATCCAACTGCTTGGCTAAGAAAGACAGAAGAAGAAAAAAGTATATTAGAAGAAACTGCTAAACAAATCGATGCTACTACAGAAAAATATCGTGCATTAGCATTTGCTAGAGATTTAGTTCGCCAAGGTGAAGATTATACCGCACAACTACGAGATCAATTGAGTCTAGATCAAGCAGTAGGTGAAGCAGCACGCCAACGTATTCAAATAGAAATCAATGGTAGAACTGCATTAGCATCTAAGATCCGTGAAATAAATGATAGATATGGCGATGAAGCTAATTTAACAGAAGCATTACGTCAACGTCGTTCTAGAGAAATAGCAGAAGCTACAGCTGGTTATGCTAGATTAACAGCAACACAAAAACAAGCTAGCGATGAAAATCAAAAGATTAGAAACACTTTTGAATTTGGTTGGTCACAATCATTTAAAACATATGTAGAAGAAGCAAATAACGCAGCAACAGAAGCACAAACATATTTCAACGCATTTAGTCGTGGATTTGAAGATGCTATAGTTAAATTTGTTCAAACTGGTAAATTTAACTTTAAAGATTTGGCTAATACTATTATTGCTGAGTTTGCTAAAATCCAAGCCAAGAAATTATTATCCAATATATTAGGTGGCGGTGGATCCGGTGGTGGATTTAGCTTAGGTAATTTATTCTCAGGTATTGGCAATCTGTTTGGTGGATTATTTGCCAATGGTGGAACATTAGGCGCAGGTAAATGGGGTATCGCTGGAGAAGCAGGCCCAGAAATAGTTCAAGGACCAGCATCAATAACACCATTAGATAGAATGGGTGGTGGACAAACATCTGTGACTTATACTATTAATGCTGTAGATGCTGCCAGTTTTAGAACAATGATAGCACGTGATCCAGAGTTTTTATATGCGGTAACAGAACAAGGACGTAGAAGTTTACCTAATAGGAGTAGAAGATGAGTTTACAAAGTATAGTTAATACTGCTCAAAGTATAGAATTTAATCGCACTAAACTAGTAGCACAAACTATTAGTAGAAGCGGTAAACTTATAGTCGGTAGCAGAAACTGGACAACACCATGGAGATTTACAATTACTCCAGCAGCAGTATATCCATTTAATGCTACTACACGCGGTATATTAGAAACAATATATGATGGCGATCGATATGCTACACATACTATCCAATTAGGCATATCAAATACTCAACACGCTTGGATAGCACAATACTTAGGCGATCAAAGTAAAACTAATAATGTGTTGAATACTCCAACAATTAAAACTTTCGATGGTGTTGAATTAATACTTAAAAATTGTTCAGGTTTAAGTGGTTATATTTTTAAGCGAGGTGATTTAGTTCAACCAACTGGGCATCCATATGTATATCAAATTGCCAGCGATCTACAGGCAACTGGTGCCGCTGAATTAACTGCTACAACACATAGAGTTAGATTAGGATCTGCTCCTGCTGAGAATACTACTATTCGTGTTGGTCCCGGATGTGTGTTTAATGTTGTGGTAACAAAATTACCAATATATAGATTATTACCGGGTCAATTAGTAGAGTTTAGTGACACATTTGATTTAACGGAGATTATAGAATGACAACTATTACTCAAGTTAATTCAAATAAACTTGAATCTGCTATGCTAATAGACCTCAAGATTGAAGACAATTGGTATTATATCAGCTCTGCTGGACAACCAATTACTTGGAATGGACATGATTATATCGCACTTAGCAGTTTCTTAAATATCTCCGATATACAAAATGTGCTAACTGCTACCGGTGATGAAATCCAACTTAGTTTAAGTGGATTAGGACAATTGGAAAGAGAAAATGGTGACAACTATTATGTTATCGCTGAAGTATTAGGTAAAAAAATTAAGGGTGGATTATTAAACGTTTATCGTGCATTTTTTGATTATGATACTCAACAAATTGATGGTGATCCTGTTTCTAGATTTAAAGGTGTAATTACCAATTATACTATTCAAGAAGATGTAGATACAACTGCTGCTATTGGATCGATCAATCATACTGTAACTGTTATTGCTAGTTCAATTGTAGGTGTATTAGATAATAGATATTCAGGACGCAGAACTAATCGTCAAGATTATCAAATAGTATATAGTGAATTAGGTAACTCTGCTAGTGATCCTAGCATGGATCGTGTTGAAACTTTATTTAATGCTAGTTTTGACTTTGGCAAACCATATGTAAATAAATCAGCAACCACTAATAAATCTACAGTTGCAGATACCAGCGATCCAATTGATGGAGCATGGGACGGCGCATGATAAGAATAGCAACACGTTCAGATTTGCCCACGGTAGTTAGTTTAATAGTAGATTTTTTAACAGATGCTACTGCATATGGCAAACATACAGATGCGATAGATGTTGAACATATTAGAAAAATGTCGCATAGTATTATTTCAGTTGGGCGTGTTTGGTTATTTGAAATTAATAATGTAGCAGTTGGATTATTAGCAGCGGTATTAGAACAAAATATTTGGATTCCATCTAAACATAGCTATAGAGAAATAGTTTGGTATGTAAAACCAGAGTTTAGACGAAATCCAAGTGCAGCAAAATTATTTTTAGAATTTTGTCGTGAAGGTGAGCGACTATTAGAACAAGGTAAGATAGAAGGTTTCTTTACTACACGTATGGCAACCACAAGTGAATATGATTTAGTTAAACGCGGCTTTAGAGAAGTTGAGCGTTTGTTTTTAAGGGATTAAATTATGCCAGCATTTACAGCAATTGGTGCTTATGTTGCAACAACGGTATTAGGATTAGCAGGAACAGCCGCAACTATTGTAGGATCTATTGTAGCAACTGCTGCTGCATTTGTTACCAGTAGAATAATTAATGGTAATCAAAATAAAGGTGGTAATGCCGGAGAAAATCCAGGCGGCCGAGTTCAAGTTCCTCCAGCAACTAATAATAAAATTCCTGTCGTATATGGAACAGCATACGTTAACGGAATTATAACAGACGCTTGGTTATATAATGAAAATAAAACAATGGCATATTGTATTGTTTTAAGTGAATATACTAATCATGCTAATACTAATTTTAGTATAGCAGATGGCGAAATATTATATAATGATTTTGAATTGAATTTTAAATCCGGTGCTAATAGTCATATTGTAGAAAGTGCTAGTAAAGAAATTGAAGATGGACAAATTGAAACTGATACAAACTTTGATAATAAAGTAGAAGTTCGTGTGTATGCAGGTGGCACCGCAGCTAGCGATCAAATTTGGCCCGTTGGTAATACTACACCGGCATATACATATTGGCCCGAAAGTAAATGGGATAGCAGCTATGAAATGAGTGGCTTAGTATTTGCTATAGTTAAAATAAACTATGACGCAGATAAAGGCTTTACTGGTTTGCCAGCAATGACATTTAAATTAAACAATGCATTAAGCAATCCAGCAGATGTATTTGAAGATTATATGTCCAGTCGTAGATATGGAGCAAATATCACTGACTTAGATACAGATGCACTAACAGAATGGCGCGATTATTGCGATGATATTATCGAATATACTCCAACAGGTGGATCCGGCACTCAAGAACGATATACTATTAATGGTGTTATAGATACTAGCCAAAGTGTTAAAACCAATATTGATATAATTTTATATAACTCAGGTGCTTGGCTAAGTTATGATGTAACTGCCGGACAATGGCGCCCAATTGTTCAACGTGCTGCTACAGTAGCAGAATTAGATAACGCATTAGTATTCAATGATGACAACATTATTAGTGGTATTAATTTAAGTAGCACACGGCTTGAAGATTTGTATAATAAAACTGAAGCAGAATTTTATGATACAAATTCACGAGATCAAAAAGCATATGAACGTATAGACTTGCCCAGTATCTTACGCAATCCCAATGAGCCTGATAACACATTACGCTTAACATTGGATTTAACTAATAACAATATTCAAGCAAACTTAATTAGTCAAATACAATTACGCCAAAGTCGTGTTGATTTAGTAATTGAATTTACTGCTACACATTATGGATTACAAGCACGAGCAGGTGACGTAATCAAAGTTACTAATAGCATATATGATTGGACCGATGCATTATTCAGGATCCAACGTATTAAAGAAATTGAACGCGAAGATGGTTTAATCATTACTGAAATAAGTGCATTAAAATATGATCCGGATGTTTATACAGTCGAACCTATTACTGAATTTGAACCCGGTGCATTTATTGGTATTAATCCATTAATTAGTAGTTATAATTTACAAAAGCCCAATGATGATGCTGTATATGTTTTTGCTACTAATAACAATGATCCTGTTCCTAATATTGTATTATCAGTTGAAGTGCCGGCAGAAGGTGGCCCATATGATAAAATTCAAGTATGGGCAGCAGAAGGCACAACAACACCCCTTGACGCAAATTATAATCTTGTTACTACACATTATCCAAGTCCACCAGCAACGGTATTCAATCGTGAAGAAGTAGTAATTATAACGATTACCACATTACCAGCTAATAGTTTAGATGAGTTTGGTGTAAGAAAGCGTTGGTATTTTAAAGTGCGTATGGGTATTGGTGCCAATTTTGGTAACTTTACAGATCCAGATGAAGCAAGTCCAATTCAACCTGCTGATACAGAATATACACCGGATCCAGTAGCAGGATCAGCCGAAATTGAGAATATTAAAAATAGTATTTTGAGACTGGATCTAGGACAGTTAAATATATTACACAATAATATTTGGTTTATGAGATCGGCTATTACCATGGATTTTGCGCTTAGTAGAAATAGAATTATAGATGCGAATCTTGTGTATAGTCCAGATTTAACATTAGAAAGTCCATACCAATTGGATTTAGGTGAATTTATAGAAGAAAACACCGTAACCAGTTCAACCGATATTGAAACATTTGTATGGCAAGTAGACCCTTAAGGAGATTTTTAGAATGGCATTGCAATTAAGACGAGGAACCGATGCTGATAGATTGTTGATTACACCTGCAGAGGGTGAACTAATTTATACCACCGATACGAAAAAATTATATGTCGGTGATGGAACTACATTGGGTGGCAACATTTATTATGCTGACCTAGAAGAACTCAATGATGTTGAAATTGTAGATAAACTATATGGACAAGTTATATATTATGATAGTGGTGATGAATTATGGAAAAATGCTACAACATTAACTGTCAAAGAAAATCAACAACGCATAGGTATTAATACATCAACACCAGATGCTACATTAGAAGTTGTTGGTGATGCAATTATATCTACTTCAGCAAGTATAGGTGTTATTGATATCAATACTACTGCTGGACAAATAGATACCAATAGTGGAGCCAATCTTACATTAGATAGTGATGGCGGTAATGTTTACATCAATGACAAATTAACTGTTAATGGTGGCTTATTTCAAACAACATCTACAGCCGCAGATCGGCCAGTATT